GGGCTTTATGCCTTTGTTAATACCACACGATGCATAGCCGTACCCGACCCATACGTTATCACCGTCTTATACCTATGACTACCCATTGGTCATGGGTTTGACGTCCTACTTTACCAACCCTGCGGGGTAGACCACATATGAGCTTGGGGCCGTAATCCTTTTAAGGCTATGAGTGTGTGGGGTGTAGCAGCGATATGGGCTCTCAGGCTGGGTAACCTGAGAATGGCAGCGCCAATGGCAGTAATGTCTGTACGTGTAGTCCTGGGTTGTGGGCCCTGTCGACGATAAAAGAGAACCCTCAAATCCCTAAAACCACAAACATGATTACAACTATTGCTCCAGAGTTATTGTTTTGTGTGTATACCCTAGGGCTCACCACCCTAGTGGTTGGACTCTTGTACCTGTGGTACATGCATTCCAACGTGGTTGGGTACTCCATTGGAAACAGAGCCGCATACGCTGCCATTGGGGCGGTGGATTGCGACAATGAAGACGATGTTACTGCAGAGGTTAACCCGAAAGGGCCAAACCTCTGGCGGTTTGCCGGAGTAATTGCCAAGGAGGTGAAGGCGAAGATGGGCATCTGTAAGGATAATGCCGCGAATCGGATGGTTGCGTGGGATCTTGCTGGTAAGTCACTCAAAACACATAATGTGCGATTGTGTGACCTTCCTAAATTCCAGACATTAGCCGTTGCGATGGTGTTCATACCTTCGGTTTGGGACGTTACGGCGGCCCAAATGATGCGTGCGGAGCCAATCCGGTGGAGGAAAAGGGAGATGGATGGACCCCCTGGGTTTTGGACTTGGTTGGTGGGCGGACCTAATAGGCCAGCTACACCGGTCCAATAGGGGTGCCTAAGCAAACAGTGTGGCCGTGATACGGTGGGGAGGTTCACTGATGTCAAGGTAGACAAGGTGAATGGTCCCGTCTTTGAGTGGAAGATCACAAACGAGCTTGGGGCATCGAAAACCAGGACGGTTTGGAAGGTCGGTGGGATTGGAACATCCATCGACTATGGTGTGCACAATGCAAACTTCGAGAACGTGCGGCGTGGCATATACGAGCGGGTACTATACCGGGTAGCAGGTATTAATGTGCATACCCCCGCTGTTGCTACGGCAGGAGTGTTTGAGGAAAGGATGAGTAGTTTCCGCGGCAAGTTGGTGCGTACGCTTCCCACTTTCCGCCCAGTCACCCGCGACCAGTTCGTGGAGATGTACAGGGGCCGAAGGAGGGCGGTGTATCAGCGGGCGGCTATGAGTCTATCAGCGAGACCACTTAATCTAAGTGATTCTTTCCTCAGCACTTTTGTGAAGTGTGAGAAAATCAATTTCTCCGCTAAAGAAGATCCCGCACCTCGAGTGATCCAGCCAAGGTCACCGAGGTATAACGTTGAGGTGGGGAGGTACCTGAAGCAGATGGAGAGTAAAATCTGTGATGGTATCGCAGAGATTTGGGGCGGAGCTACCGTCATGAAGGGGATGAATGCTGAGGAGGTGGGTGGTTGCATGAAGGAGATGTGGGAAGCGATTGATGATGTGGTTGCGGTCGATTTGGATGCCTCCAGGTTCGACCAACATGTCAGCGCCCAAGCTCTTGAATGGGAGCATTCCGTCTACGAGGCTTTAGTCGATCGACATGACCGCCCCAAATTGGGTCGCTTGTTGGCATGGCAGCGGCGGAATCGCGGCTATGCTAGAACAGCAGAGGGGTGCATCGTGTATGAGGTATTGGGACGAAGGATGAGCGGTGACATGAATACTGGCATGGGTAATTGTTTACTCATGTCAGCTATGATGCATGCATACTGTGAGTCCATCGGTATCACCGCACGCTTGGCGAACAATGGTGATGACTGTGTTGTGTTTCTTTCCCGCAAGGACCTTGAGAGGTTCCGTAACGGGGTGACTCAATACTTTCTTGAGCTAGGATTCGTCATGGAGGTCGGTGAGGTGGCAGAGCAGCTTGAAAAGGTGAAGTTCTGCCAAACCCAACCTGTATACGACGGTGAGAGGTGGGTGATGGTGCGGGACCCGAGGGTCTCAATTGACAAGGATCTAGTGAGCGTACTGGATCTTGGCACCAAAAATGCTGCAGCCAAATGCGCATACGCTGTGGGTG